CGGACATACTATGTATGCCTTTAGGAACTTTGGGTTTTCTCGTATCAAGAGCTTGACTAGCCCCCTTTACGTCGTCTCCGCGCTTTTGGCGCTTCAACGGAACCTGCTCTCACGTTCAAGTGTTGAGCACTTCTCGCTGAGGCAACTCGCCGAAGTGACTTCCACAAGTTTATGATCCTTGTCGATGTATTAATCTCAACGTCTTCACGCTGAGCGTAATCCACCGTCGAAGGTAAGGCATCCACGCCTTCTTCGTTTTCCGTCACTTGAGTCCACACCTCATCAAGTACTCGCCACTCGGGCTGTATGTTTGGATCCAGCACTCTCAGTACGTCATCGATTTTCTCGAACATTCGACGAAGTCGTTGGCTGAACGGATAAGCAACCCATTCTCTAAAGAAATCGTTCATCATTAGCGCTGCCGGCGAAATTGCTCCCACCGGTGCATCCAATCCGAAGAGATCCTTAGAGGATCGAAAGAAGGAAACCTCCTCTAATACCTTATTAGAAGGAGGTCCCTTTCCTTCGGCATGAGCAGCGGTAGATGTATCGCCCTTCCGAGGTACCTTTACGGTAATCTCAGAGAACTTAGTCTCACTTGCTCTATACAGGGTCTTATCAAACCCAACCAATCGACTCAGTAATGCTCCGATAACTTGCTTCCACAGACGTGAGCTAACAGCCCACTGTCGAGTATCCACAACGCTACCGACCGGTCCGCCCGGCGAAGGAGATGATAACCATGACTCAAGAGTCATTGGCCATACACCTCCAGGGCGGCTGAGATAGGCGATTAAGCCTGATAGACGATTCCCTACACTCAACACGACTGGCAGCCGTGCCAAGTTTCGGTACCCGAAACCCGCAAATCGTGCTACGTCCGAGACTCTCATTTCGAAGAATCTCTTATTCTTCTTTACCAGCTCCTCTAAGGCTCCTAGGTTTCTAAGAGCCACTAGCATCTCTGCTAGGGATACTGGCGAGACTTCACGACCCTTGATCCAAGTTCGCTTCGCAAACTCTAGCGAGGTCGTATTAGAGACCAGACTCTTCGCGAGTCCGACCTCCACCCCGATTTCTCGCATTATCTTTAGGTACTCGCGGGCTACGAGTTTGTCAGCAATGACAACATCGTCTCCGAGAACTGCATACAACAGAAACCAACCTGGTTTCTGAGGGTACGCTTTACTTGCTGCGAATTGTACGAGCGCATGGTGCGTCAAGGCGAGCATCGCCCACGATGACAGCGCCCCCATGGGCTGTCCCACCGCGTAAGACACCATTTCCATCCCAGGATTATAACTTCTAGCTATCCTAGGAAGGCCGTATGGTCTTCCAACGAGGAGTGACGCCCACAAGAGCGGTAACTCATTACCCAGCAACTTCGTGAGAAGATCCGTCTGCAATTGCAGCGGTAATCTATCCGTTGCGGCTGATAAATCGTAAGATGCTATGAAAGAACCAGCTCCGAGTTTCCCTAATAACCGCTCCACTGGAGCATATTGGTTAAAAGTTCCATCGGTTGGGATCATTCGCAATCTCGCGAAAATCCACTTATGCAAGGGTTGCATAAGCGCCTGAGTAATGATATTCACCATCGCGAATACTCGGATCTTACCGGGTTCCATCTTGAACCCTAACCGTCCGAACCAAAGTGGTTTCCCCCACATGGCCTGCGCGTAAAGTCGGATCAAATCCGACTTCATCGGTCTAGTCGACCGAACGAGCCAATCTAATGGCGTCGACGCGTATGCACGCCACAGAGGGGAAGTCTTTGGACCTCCTTTACCTGGAGGATCGTACGTCCATGGCTTGCTTCCTAATCCTCGCCACCATTTGGTCGCGAGTCTCATGAAGAGCTTCTGAAACTTATTGATCCCCCAGATCAACTCTACGCCATCCACTAAATTCAGCCAACGCTTAAGCGTCGCCATCATAAACGGATCGCTAGCGAAAGCTAGCATATCCCACGGGAGCGCCATTACTGACGCCCAGCCCCCCGAATTCGGGGAGCTTTTCCGTATGAATGGAATAGAGTACGGCGTTAGGTCTTTAGATATCGCCACCTCCCACTTATCACCGGTTATAAGCCGGGCTTCAGCGAAGAAGTTGGGCAACCAGTTCACAAAATCCGATCTAAATGCAGAGATATCCTTCCCTGGCATCCAAATCGTTTTCAATTTTAACGAGCCTCGGAAGTCCAAGACTCTGTACAGCCCCAAGAGGCTAAGCCAAAATCGAATTGTCGCAACATCGCCTTGAAGAATTAAGGCTCGATGTTGCGGATTTATCAAACGTGGTATTCCACGGCGAGTTCTCGAGACATTCGCTCCAAGAGCCCAAGGGGACTTAGCTTTCTGTCCACCCGCTCTCTGTTGAACCAACAGATACGCGACTTTTAAGTATGCTGCCGCCCCTCGTTCTCCCATATTTCGTACTAAACGACTTACCGTTCTAGCGTACCCCCATGTTACCTTTACGCGAGAGCTTGTTAATCGCCCAAAGACTAGCGGGATCAGCCGAAGGCAGATGCCCACTAGTTTTACTTCTGCTTTTACACAGAAGGACCAGGTTAAAGTTTGCGGTACCAGGACGCCGTATAGGTGTCTAAGGTTTCGCATAGTTCAAAACTATAATTATATGCCTTAATAGGCGATATTAGTTAGGAACCCTTTAACCCCTCTGTTCCCGATTCTCCCCTTGGGGAGGTCGGCAGAAGGTCGCTTTAGCAAGCTCCCGGAGGGTTAATCCGGTTATGGTTAGCTTTGACTACGTCAAGCATAATCTAGACCCCTGAAACTTTCGCTTCAGATTTCACTAATTCTCCGGCTCGCCGGGTGAATCAATTTCCTGGTAGGCTTGCGCCATCCTCTCACGAGGTACCCCGTCTTTTGAACGGGACCAGAACTAGACCATAGACTCTTTCGCATCTCAGCGACCACAATGATGGATGGGATCCGTTGGATCACGTGTTCCATTACTGGGTTCAAGGACGAGTCACAAACTCTCTACCCTGGGTCGTACCTTAGTACTTCCGAACTGGCTTGGCCAGCTCCTCAATTAAGAGCAAGGATGCCCCCGAAGGGTCCTTGATTGTACCTCACACTTATTTCTAAGATAGAGGCAGAGAACCTCGACAAAGTCGGGTAAACTAAGTCGCTA